GCCAACATATCTGGTGGCAATTTACTCACTGGTGGTTTTGTCAGCTCAACAGGCAATGTAACTGGTGGCAACTTGCGCACAACTGGGCAGATGTCGGCCTCTGGTAATGTAACTGGCGGTAATGTCAATACTGCAGGTTTAATAACTGTCACGGGCAATATCACATGCGGTAATGTAATTACTGCCAACGTTAACTCTACAACACACACAGGTACCACAGTTAGTGTAACTGGCAATGTAACCGGTGGCAACGTCAACACTACCGGCGTGGTCAGTAGTTCAGGAACCATTGTGGCCACAGGAAACATATCCGGTGGTAATGTGATCACTGCCAATGTCTTTTCGACTACTCATACTGGATCCACTGTGAGTGTGACAGGCAACATCACTGGTGGTAATATCAACACAGCAGGCGTAGTAACTGCCACAGGTAATATAACTGGCGGTAACGTACTGAGCAGTGCTGTGGTATCTGCTGTGGGCAATGCTACAATATTAAGTGGTACCACTGTTCCTGCAGGCGGAACCTCAGGAGCTGGATACAAGTTTTCTAGTACTGCAAATCTTGGCGTATTCTTTGGTATTGGAGTTCCCACACTGATTGCGGCACAGGGAAGTTTGTATCTACGTACAGATGGCGGTACAACTACGAACAGAATGTACATCAACACCGATGGCGCAACAACCTGGACTTCTGTAATTACCGTGTCTTAACCAGTTTTGATCTTGCCCAGCAGTTGTTTTAGTTTTGCACTTTGAATATCTGCTGTGACTTTGGGTGCTGGTTCCGCACTGTCCCATGGAGCAGGGTCTGGCTCACCACTAGCCGGGCTAACTTGGCTGCGGGCCTTGATTGAGTCCATGATCGAAGCAGATGGTTTCTTCGAATAAGCATCTCCATCTTCTCCGCCTTCATCAGTAATGCGCATGGTTTCAATGTTGTACTCCAGATCAATTTTTTGACCAACGCCGGTCGAGCTTCGAGACTTCATACATTGTATCTGATACTTGCCGCGCTCTTTCATGGCACGTGAAGTAAAAATACCAAACACGTTGTCTGCTGTGTTGATTTTAGATATACCACCTGAAATATGACTGTGATCAAACTCAATTTCTTCCACAGCCGATCTATTCAACTGACTTGCTGTTACCATCAAGAATCCAAGTTCTTTAGCTAGGTTGCGAAGTTCTTCTGAAACATATTTGTCTTTCACAAACAAGTCGTTGGGACTGACTTTGGCACTAACAGGCATCAACAAATCCAAGTAATCAATCATCACAAAGTCCACACGCCGGCCTGTTTGTATTTGATACTCTTTCAAGTATGCACGTATGTCGTTGATGTTGCTCTGTGCTGGCAGGCCTTTGACTTGATAGTTGCCTGACTTCTTGGCCACCAGTTTGACTTTGAGTTCTGTTGTGTCTATGTCCTTGCGAATGTCCTTGGTGCTCATGTTGGTCAACATAGCATCTGTTCGCAAACTTGTTAGTTCTTCACTCAGTTCCAGTGTGATATACACGCCACTCAAGCCCTGTTGCAACCAGTTCAGCGCAATGTTCATCATCACTAGACTCTTGCCTGAACCAGATCCGCCAGCAAAGATGTTAAGTTCACCACGGCTGAATCCACCATACAACAATCTGTCCAGTTGTGGCCAACCTGTTGATACCTGCCCACCAGAGTTAAAATATTTGTTGATTCGAGCCGCTGGGTCTGCAAAATAGTCTGTGCCCATGTCCCGGGTCAGCGATATTTGTACAGCATCTTTGATCAATTTCTCCACAGGCTCAAAGTCACCTTTTTCCAGCATGTCTGCGGCTTTTAAAATAGCACGTTCTAGTTCTTGGCGCTTGGTAAACTGTTCAAACTCGCCCATAAACCAATCAAAGTGGCCTTCGTTTAGATCAGGTACTGCCTGTAGTTTAATGCCTGTGGTAGCACTAATCTGCATACGGTCTGGAAGTGTTTTGTGTTTGTCACTGTGTTCTTTTATGAACTCTGCCGCAGCTCGCAGGCTTTTGTCAAAGTTCTGTGGGTTGTAGATGTTCTGCACACGCACATAGCTCTGTGCATCTTCCAACATCATTTCTAAAAATAGTCTCTGAACGTCAATACTGTAATCTTTAAGCATAATATATTATATAATCAATCGGTAGGCAATGTCAAGCTGCTGTTGTATCTATTTTGTATTTTTGCTAGATCTTGCCAGGAATTAAACTTGGCGGTGTCTATGGACCATTGACGTTGATGTTCAAATCGACAATTAATTAGTTCATAAACAAAAATAGTCCAAGCAACTGACCAGTCGTTAAAATAATTATCAATATTCCAAACAGCAACAAGTTGTTCAATTGACAATGGGTTTTCTGGAATACTCAATGTATAGGTAAGTTGTTGTGCCCAATATTTCTTAAAAAACTCTTCTTGATTTTTTGTAAATTTAATTTCTAATAAATTTTCAACTTGTTGTTGGTCACTTAGTTGCCAAAAATTTATGCAATTTTGACTGGGACGGTTTTGTTGAATATGCTGATACCATTCAATAATATGAATCAAATAATTGTCTAGCAAATTATCTAGTTTGGTTTTTACTTTTTTAAAACAAATATTATATAAAACATTTCCAATATGTGTATATGGGTATATTTGTATGATTTTTGCATTTGGAAAAGATTTAGAAATTTGTGCTTGATTAAAATTATGAGTTACTACAACTTGGTGATTTATAAATCGTTTACTTAGTTCCCGATCCCAATTATTCACTCCATCAATGGCTAGAACTTTTGGATTAAGATCTACATCAATTCTAAAAAATGTTGGATTTTTATCACCGACGTCAGCAAATAGTCTTCCTAGAAAATTTCCTGAACAACCTTCAAGGTGACTAATCACAAGTTGAACTTTTTCTTTATTAGTATTGCCCATTGTTTATGTGTTTTTGGTCCAGGATGCGTGTTGTCTTCGGCTTTGTCTATAAAACTATTGTAACTGAATCCAAACAAATCCTTATGTTTATGTTCGTCAATGACAAAACATCTAGTGTTATCTGGTATGGTAATTGGTAAGGTGTTATGTTTAAATTCTCTAAATTGTAATATTATAATTCCTGTAGAAATCTTAGCATGTTGATATTGATCAATGATAGCATTGTTTGTTACTAACAATCCTGCTGGTGAGTAGCAGTTTACTCGATAATTACCCAACTGTTGATGCCAACAATGATCAAATTCTATTCCCACTCCAAAACTAAAACTACTGCCAAATACAGATATTTCTGGATCAGAACAGTGCTCATTGCCTCGATATCCTAGGCTATTAAATTTGTAAGTTATTGGTTGTCCAGATTTATGTCGAGCAAAATAGTTAAATGAACAATTGGCATATTTCCCAACCCAACTTTGCCAGGTTGCTGCATATCCAGGATCATAATTTTTGTATTCTTTTAACAAGTGCTTTCTTCCTTAACTCAATTTTAATTCTACTGGTCTCCCTTGATTGCATTATAGTTAGTAAGGCACCTAGACGTCCCAACTTTATCACTGCATCGTTGACATCTTTACAACCCGCAGGCCAGTCTGGTATGCTCACTGCCCAGCCCAGTTCCACTGCACGGTCGATTAGTTCAACGCCTGCCCGGTCCTGGTCTGGTACCACTGTTATTTCTCGCCCAAGACTGCGTATCAATCTGGCCTGTAGATCACTTATGGTATTGTGCATCACCGCCAAACCACCTATACTGAGTGCATCAAATATGCCTTCTGTCACAATCACATGTTGCCAGTCTTCGTGCTGCAAGTCTGTGCCAAACACATATCCGGGCTGACTGTGACTGATAAACTTGGGCGCCTTGCCATCCAACATCCTGGCAGTCCACCCCACCATGACATTGTTGTAGGTAAACGGTATGATCACCTGTGGACGAGTCCAGTGAACGCCATCATTCTTTTCGGCTGTGAGTACAGGAAAGTCCTCAGGCACCTTTCTTGTACGCAGGTAGTTCCACTGAATTGTTTGCTCAGGTGTGACCAATTCGCTAAATGGTGGCAACTCATCAAACTCACCAAATTGAATGTCGCTGATGGCATTCCAAACTTGCTGTCGTTCACTCAGTATGCCATGTATATTTTTGTGCCGCAGACTTTCCAATCCCAGCATTTCTATTTCTA